TCTTTTTTTCTCTTTCGGGTAGTGGTTTACGGCCTCTTGTTTCTTTTTTCATTTGTTTTGTTTTTGATTTGCTGCAAACATAATCAAAATAAATTTAAAAAAAAAGTTTTTTATTTAAAACAAAATACTTAGCTTTGTCCTCGTAGTCAAAACAAACTACATTTTATTTTATGGCATTATCACAATTAGGAGGTGTTAACACAACTTACCTCAGTGTTGCGGACGGCAACTTAGTACGCCAACACAAACAAGCAAACGAGCGCACAACGGAGCGCTTAACAAAAACCGGCAAGCTAGTGTTTGAAGAGAGATTTAAGGATCTCACTGCAACGCTAGAGAACATCACCACGCGCACCAATGACTATGGCACGCAGTGGCAATTGCATTTTAAGGATGGCGATGCTAGCTATGTAGTTAGTTTGCCTTATTCCAGTCGCTATGCATCAAGCTTTTTAAAAGCATTGCCAAATCTAGACACATCTAAAGATGTACGCTTTATGCCATGGGCAATGAAAGACAAACTTGACGCTACAAAGATCATCACTGGTGTAACTTTGTATCAAGATGGCGAGAAAATTGCACCAGCTTACACAAGAGAGGATCCAAACGGATTGCCTCAAATGGTCAAGATTAAGGTCAAAGGCAAAGAGCAGTGGGATGATTCCGACATGATGCAATTCCTAGAGCAAATGGCATTTAAACTTTTTGCAGATGCAAATGACAATAATGTTGTTTTAGATGAAGATGAAACGCCTTTTTAGTTGGTGATTATTGGTTAGCGGTTTGCAGCTTCCGTACAAAAAGCTGCACTTTTTTAAACCAATAAAATATATTTTATGCCAGTAGTAAAAATAACTAGCGAAACAAACTTGCTACACAATGAAACGCGATACTTTATTCGTATTGACGGCAAGTTTATACAAGGCTTTGACACCTTAGAGAAAGCCGAAGAGGTTGCTCAACAAATAGCTGCAAACGGCGGCAAAGAAAAAACAGATGAGATCACCATTAAAGAAATAATATGCTAATCAAAAACCAAACATCAAACCAGCTAACATTTAAAGACGGCCGATTCTACACAGATGAGAACGGCAACTATTTCCCCAGCGCAACAACTTTGCTAGAGGCATACCCAAAGCCAGCACAACTTATCATGTGGATGAAAGAGGTAGGCAGCAAGGCAGATGAAATAAGAGACGCAGCCGGCAAGCGCGGATCAAGTGTGCATCAACTGACTGAGGACTATGATCAAGGCATTGAGTGTACTTTGCTTGACGAATATGGCAAGCCTAAGTACTCACTTGAAGAGTGGTCAATGTTTGAGCGTTATGTTGAATTTAGTGTAACGCATAAGCCAGAGCATCATTTAATTGAGCAAACATTTATCAGCAGTGGCCTAGGCTTTGCCGGCACAATTGATCGTGTCTGCACTATTGATGGCAAGACTTATGTGCTAGACATCAAGACCAGTAACGGCATTTACAATTCATACTGGTTGCAGTTGGCTGCATATCGCCAGTTGTATGATGCAAGCGTATTGCATGGATCTAACATGCCAGATATTGACGGCGTAGCTATTTTATGGCTAAATGCTAAGACTAGGACTGCCGGCAAAAAAGGCGATGTGCAAGGCAAAGGCTGGCAGATGGTGAGCGAATTTGACACCTCAAAGCAGTGGTCACTATTCCAAGCCGTCCAACAATTATGGCACGCCGAACATGAAGGTGATAAGCCAAAAGAATTTAGTTATCAACTTTCTCATAAAAAGTAATAACTTTACGCCATGACTACCAAAAGAAAACGATTATACTTTGACATTGAGACCAGTGCAAACATCGGTTTCTTTTGGCAGAGTGGCTTTAAACTTAACATCGGGCCACAAAATATTATCAAAGAGCGTGCAATTATTTGCATTTGCTATAAGTGGGAAGATGAGAAAGACACACACGCTTTGACATGGGATGGCAAGCAGAATGATAAAAAGATGCTAAATGATTTTATCAAAGTCCTTAACACGGCAGATGAAATTATTGGACACAATGGTGACAAGTTTGATCTTGCATGGGTACGCACTAGATGTTTATTTCATGGCATTGACATGTTTCCAAAATACACAACGATTGATACTTTAAAAGTAGCTAGGAGCAAATTCAAATTCAATAGCAATAAACTTAATTACATTGCGCAGTATCTAGGGATCGGACAAAAGATTAAAACTGAATTTGATTTATGGAAAGACATCGCATTAAAAAATGACAAGGTCGCACTAGCTAAGATGGTAAGGTATTGCAAGATGGATGTTGTGTTGCTTGAGAAAGTACACAAGCTTTTAAATAATCACATAGATGCCAAGACGCACTATGGTGTTATCTTTGGCCAGTATAAAGGCACATGCCCAGAGTGTGGATCGGATGATATACAAAAACATAGCAGACAAATTTTAGCTAGCGGCACAATTAAAATAATTTATAAATGCAAGACATGTGGGAAATTTCACCGAAAGACGGACAAGTAGGCGGATCGCATTATAAGGATTGCAAGATCCAGCCAACTGAATTTATCCATGCTAACAACATACCTTTTATTGAGGGCAATATTATCAAGTATGTGATAAGGCATAGGAATAAAAATGGCATTGAAGATTTAAAAAAGGCAAAGCACTATATTGATCTACTAATACAATTTGAATATGAGACTACCAAAGTTATTTAATAAAATGAAACTATCCGAGCAAGAGACATGGCTTACTAATAAGCTGGCAGAGGTGCATGGCATTGAGCAAGAAATAAGACGCTATCTTGCTAAGGTACGCGGCGGCCAAATTATTTTCACGCCTAGTGATCAATTAGATCGTTTGGATGAAATAGAATTAAAAAAAGATGCTTAAGATTAAAATTATATATCGCAAACTTGGCAGAGAGCAAGCACACGGCCTCGCCAGTAGCGATGGTGTTATTGAAATTGACGAGCGCTTAAAAGGCAAAAAGCATCTAGAAATATTAATACATGAGGTATTGCATTTGCTTTATCCTCGTAATTCCGAGGCTACCATCGTTAAAAATTCAGTTATGCTTACACGCATCCTCTGGAAAGAGGGTTACAGACGTGTGGATCAAAAAGAGGACGAGCCGCTACAAGATGGCTTAATATAACATTGGATTGCCTTTGACCAATTAAATATGATTAGGCAAAAGGCCGGCAAAAAAAATCAATAATAAAATTTATTATAGTAATTAGGGAATGCCGGCCTTATCTTTTTGACACATATTACATAAACATAAGTCAATATTTTAATTTTTTGACATGCAATTAAGAGACTATCAAGTAGATATTGCCGAGCAAGCAATTGACATCTTAAAAGAATTTAAGCTTGTTTATTTGGCGATGCAAGTGCGCACTGGTAAGACGATCACCAGCTTGCACATTGCTAGTTTATATGGTGCAAAGAAAGTATTGTTTGTAACTAAAAAGAAAGCAATCTCAAGCATAGAGGATGACTTTAAGCAGTCCAATTGTTTATATGATTTACTGATCATCAACTATGAAAGTGTACATAAATGCGTACAGAATTATGATTTTATAATTATAGACGAGGCGCATGCACTGGGCCAATACCCACAACCATCGGAGCGAACTAAAGCATTAATGATTTTATGCATAGGCAAACCGATCATTTATTTAAGCGGCACACCTAGTCCAGAGACTTATGCGCAGTTTTATCATCAATTCTGGGTGAGTAGTTTTAGTCCATTTAAAGACTTTAAAAACTTTTATGCATGGCATAAAGAGTTTGGCATCCCAGCTAAAAAGTATGTTTATAACAGAGAGTTGGCAGATTATAGCAAAGTCAAGCAAGAGCGCATCCAGTCGGACATCCAGCATTTGATCTTGACATATACGCAAGAAGAGGCTGGATTTGAGTCACTGGTGCAAGAGACGATCTTATATGTGCCAATGAGTGACAAGGTTAAATGGGCCGTGGACAAGATTAAAAAAGATAAATTGTTCAAGACTAAAGATGGACAAGTAGTGCTTGCAGATACGGCGGTCAAAGAGATGCAAAAGATCCATCAAATTTG